CAACATCAAGTTCTGCTGTTCGTGGTGGTACTTATAATATAATATTCTTAGATGAGTTTGCTTATGTGCCTAATAATATTGCTGAACAATTTTTTAGTTCAGTTTATCCTACTATATCTTCTGGTAAAACTTCAAAAGTTATTATTGTATCTACACCACATGGTATGAATATGTTTTATAAGTTGTGGAATGATGCTCAAAATGGAAGAAATAGTTATAAACCTATTGAAGTACATTGGTCAGAGGTACCAGGTAGAGACATAAAGTGGAAAGAAGAAACAATAAAGAATACAAGTGAACAACAATTTAGAACGGAATTTGAATGTGAGTTTTTAGGTAGTGTTAATACATTAATTAATCACAGTAAATTAAAAGTTTTATCACATAATACACCAATTAAATCAAATGCAGGTTTAGATATACATGAAGAACCAAGAAAAGATGGAAGATATGTTATTACTGTAGATGTTGCCAGAGGTACAATAAATGATTATTCTGCTTTTGTAGTTGTAGACGCTACAAGTATACCTTATCGAGTAGTATGTAAATATCGAAATAACGAAATTAAACCTTTATTATTTCCTCAGATAATACACCGTGTGGCAAGAGCATACAATAGTGCGGAGATATTAGTGGAAGTTAATGATATAGGTGGACAAGTTGCAGATATATTACAATATGATTTAGAATATGATAATTTGATTATGGTTAATCAGCGAGGTCGATCTGGTCAAATTGCTGGTACAGGATTTAGTGGTAGACAATCACAATTAGGATTGCGAACAACTAAAGCAACCAAGAAAATAGGTTGTTCGAATTTAAAGACTATGATAGAGAGTGATAAACTTTTAATTAATGATTTTGATATAATATCTGAGTTATCAACATATATTCTCAAAGGAAAAGAAAAATATGAAGCGGACGATGGTAGTTCAGACGATTTAGTGACATGTTTAATAATGTTTTCTTGGTTATCAAATCAAACATATTTTAAAGAATTAACTGACCAAGACATACGTCAACGATTAGTAGATGAACAACAGCATCTTATGGAACAAGATATGGCACCATTTGGCTTTGTAGATGATGGTATTACGTCACCTGAAAATGAAAGTTATAAAGATCCATATGGAGAGACATGGACACCTGTGACCTACAAAAAAGGTTGGTAAAATACGCAATTTATAAATAGTTGTAAGTTTAAATATTTAAACATATAAGGAGAAAACAAGATGGCTTTTTTAGTTTCACCTGGTGTTCTCGTTACGGAAAAGGACCTTACTAATGTAATTCCTGCAGTATCAACTTCAATTGGTGGTACAGTAATAGTTAGTGAGAGAGGGCCAATGGATGAGGTTACTTTAATCTCTAGTGAACAAGAATATGTTAAAGTATTTGGGAAACCAGATGCTAACACATTTGAGTATTTTTTCAGCGCAACCAACTTTTTACAGTACGGAAATGCCTTGAACGTAGTAAGAGCGGCAACAGGTTGTGTGAACGCCTGTGTATCAGGTACACCTGTGCTAATCAAAAATACTACAGACTATTTAAATAATTATGCCTCTGGACAAGGATCTGTTGGCTCGTGGGCTGCTCGTGAAGCAGGTACATGGGCAAATAACCTTCAAGTCTCTATGTGTACAAACTCAACTGCTTTTGGACCAAGTCAAATGGGTGGTAATCTTGTCAATGACGCTTCTGCGGCTATTGGCGATACTACTATTACCGTTGATGATGGCTCTATATTACAGGCGGGTGACATACTAGAATTTGGAAGTGCTTCTGATTATACAGCTGCACCGTCTGGACATTATTACAAAGTAACATCCATCGCTACACATGTATTAACAATCGCAAGATTTGATCCCGCTACTGGGGTAACTTCAAGTGGTGGATTAAGACATGCAGTAGTTGACAATGCAAAATTCAAAAGAATGTGGGAACATTATTTCCAATTCAATGCTCCACCTGGAACAACGGATGACGTATCCAATGCTGGTGGTTCACTTGATGAGGTACATGTTGTAGTTGTTGACGAAGATGGTGGTATATCAGGTACAGCTGGAACAATTTTAGAAAAATTTGAAGGTCTTTCACAGGCTTCAGACGCTAAAACTGCTCAAGGCGATACTAACTATTATGTTGATGTTTTGTATAACGATTCAGAATATATTTACTGGATGGATCACGAAACAACTTTGGCAAACGCAGGTTCAGCTAAAACTGGACAAACATTTGATGCTCAAGGCGCAAATGATTTTACTGTGTTTAGAGCTTCACTAGCAGGCGGTACAGATGATTTAGTTCCTCTGGCTGCTGAATTAAGTCTTGCTTGGGATAAACTTTCTGATACTGAAACAGTTGATGTAAATTTATTGATTGCAGGACCATCACAAACTGGTGCAGACGCTACTGGAGATACTATGGCAACTAAAGTTATTGATGTTGCAGAAGGCAGAAAAGATTGTGTTGCATTTATTTCACCTGCGAGAGCAGATGTTGTTAATGTAAGCGATCCTATTTCTCAAACTGTAAATGTCAAAGCTTTTGCTGATGGATTATCTTCATCTAGTTATGCAGTTTTTGATAGTGGATATAAATATATGTATGACAAATACAATGCTGTATATCGTTATGTTCCATTAAATGGTGACATAGCAGGTTTATGTGCAAGAACAGATAACGTTTCTGACCCATGGTTTTCACCCGGCGGATTTAGTCGTGGACAAATCAGAGGTGCAGTTAAACTTGCATTTGATCCAAACCAAACACAAAGGGATGAACTTTACAAAGCTAGAGTAAATCCTGTTGTAACTTTCCCTGGTCAGGGAACTGTATTGTTTGGAGATAAAACAGCACAAACAAAGCCTAGTGCTTTTGACAGAATTAACGTAAGAAGATTGTTTATCGTTTTAGAGAAAGCAATATCTACTGCGGCTAAATTCCAACTCTTTGAATTTAATGACGAATTTACAAGAGCACAATTTAGAAATATGGTAGAACCTTTTATGCGTGATGTTCAAGGTAGACGAGGTATTACGGACTTCTCAGTAGTCTGTGATGAAACAAATAACACAGCGGCAGTTATTGATAGAAACGAATTTGTGTCCGACATTTATGTTAAACCAAACCGTTCAATCAATTTCATCAAACTGAACTTTATTGCTACACGAACAGGTGTGGCGTTTAGTGAAGTGGCTGGGGCATAGGAGATAGAACATGGCAAACGTATCAGATTTTATTTCTAAATTAAAAGGTGGCGGAGCAAGAGCCAATCAGTTCAAAGTGACAATGCCTTTCCCTGGATATGCAGCTGCTGGTGGTGAAACAGAAGCGATGGCATTTTTATGTACTGCTACTAATTTACCATCAAGTGAGCTTGGTGAATTAGCTGTAAACTTCCGTGGTCGACCAATTTATATGGCAGGTGATAGAACGTTCCAAACTTGGACAACTACTATTATTAATGATACTGATTTTGGTATCAGAAATGCTATTGAAAGATGGTCGAATGGTATCAACAACCATTCTGATAACGAAGGATTAGCTAATCCTGTTGATTATCAAGTGGATGCTTTCGTTGATCACCTAGATAGAAACGGCAATACAATTAAGAGTTATACTTTTAGAGGTATGTTCCCTACTATCATAGGACAGGTTGACTTAAACATGGATCAAGTAACAGCACTTGAAACTTTTGAGTGTACTTGGAGATATCAATACTGGGAATCAAACACTACAACTTAATTGTTGTTATAAAGGCGCCTCTTTTGAGGCGCCTAAATATTGAAAAAGGAGAAATGTAGTGGCAGAAATATTTGGTTTCGAGATCAAGCGTGCAACACCTAAAGCTAATAGTCAGTCATTTACTGCCCCAACGGCAGATGATGGCGTACAAACTATTATGGGTGGTGGTCACTTTGGCACATATCTTGATATTGAAGGAAAAGTAAACAACGAAGCAGATTTAATTCGTAGATATAGAGAAATTGCGATACACCCAGAGTGTGATCAAGCAGTAGAAGATATTATTAATGAAGCAATAGTTGTAGACGATAAACAAGAAGTAGTTAGACTTAAT